ATGTCGTTTAATATTATATTTCTCGATGAATTCGCCTTTATTCCAACTCATATTGCTGATGAGTTTTTTAGCTCTGTCTATCCAACTATATCCTCTGGTAAGTCAACTAAGGTTATAATCATCTCTACCCCTAAGGGTATGAATATGTTTTATAAACTCTGGCATGATGCGGAGAAAGGAAAGAATGAGTATACTACTACGGAAGTCCATTGGTCACAAGTACCTGGCCGAGATGCTGAATGGAAAGAGCAGACTATTAAGAATACATCTGAGGAGCAATTCAACCAAGAGTTTGAGTGTGAATTCTTAGGGTCAGTTAATACATTGATTACATCAAGTAAGTTAAAGGTGCTTCCATATGATGACCCTATCAAGAAGAGTGCAGGACTGGATATATTTGAAGACCCAATAGAAGGACATGACTATGTGTGCACAGTTGACGTAGCACGCGGTATTACTAAAGACTATTCCGCATTCGTTATTGTAGATACTACAGAGATACCGTATAAGTTAGTAGCAAAATATAGAAACAATAAAATTAAACCGCTTTTGTTTCCAAACATAATTGCACAGGTATGCACACAATATAACCATGCATATACATTAATAGAAGTAAATGATATAGGTGGACAGGTAGCAGACATCATGCAGTTTGATTTAGAGTATGATAATCTACTCATGTGCTCAATGAGAGGTAGAGCGGGACAGATTGTAGGTCAGGGATTCTCTGGCAGTAAGGTGCAATTAGGTGTTAAGATGTCAACTACTGTTAAGAAGACAGGGTGTGCAAACATGAAACAGTTGATTGAAGATGACAAACTCATATTCACAGACTTTGATATCATCACAGAATTAACAACCTTTATACAGAAAGGACAGGCATGGGAGGCAGAAGAAGGATGTAATGATGACCTTGCTATGTGTCTTGTTATCTTTAGTTGGTTAGCAACATCAGATTATTTCAGAGAGTTACATGATAGTGATGTAAGAATGCGTATGTATCAAGAGCAAAAAGATGCAATAGAGGCAGACATGGCTCCGTTTGGATTTGTTAGTGATGGTGTTAATGATGAAGAGACCTTTACAGATGATGAAGGAGATAGATGGAATACTAATAGTGAATGGAATGTAGATGAATATGGTGACCGTAGTTATATGTGGGACTACAGATGAGTATAGAAGAGGAGTTTGAATTAGATAATCTCCTGTTTGTAGATAGAAGATGTCGTATATGTGGTCAAGAAAAAAATCTCCGAAACGAATTCTATAAGACTAGAAAAGATAGAGGGTCTAACCCATCTGCATATGCATATGAATGTAAGTCATGTACTATATGGAGAGTAAAACGTAAACGTAAACGTAAGACTCCTGTTGGTGACTACCCTGATTGGTAATTCACGTCTTGTTTCCCCAGTGTAAAACACCCTTTCTATAAATAATTTCAGCATTGTAAATTGGAATCCCACAGGAGATTAACCTAATGGCATCAACACAACTTTCCCCAGGAGTTGCTGTTTTAGAAAGAGACCTCACTAACGTAGTAAATTCCACCGTTGATAACGTGGCTGCTGTCGTTGGTGCATTTGAAAAAGGTCCTGTCGAAGACATAGTAACTATAACAAGTGAGAAAGAACTGCTTGCAACATTTGGTAAACCAAACGAATTAAATTACGAGTATTGGTTTACAGCAGCACAATTCTTACTTTATGGCGGGTCACTCCGCGTAGTGCGTGCAGATAACACCGCACTCAAAAACGCGATTGATACAGCACAATTCACCATAACATCTTTTAGCGCAACAGATACTACACTTACAGTTGAATCAGCAACTGACTTTGATGTAAGTGACGTATTATTCGTCGACGCTGAATTGATGGTTGTTGGAGCTGTCAATGGATTAGACATCACAGTATCCAGAGGACAGTTACAGACATCTGCTGCATCACACGCTGCAAAATCATCTATAACTCTTATTGAAGCCGCAGGCACATCTTCCACAATCAACGAAGGGTCTACATTTACTTCATCTGACACTACACTAACAGTTACTTCTGCTACTGCACTTGCAGGAAGCACAAACTCATACATCAGAATTGACGATGAGTTTCTAAGAATCTCTGGTGTAGCTGGGGACAACCTCACAGTTGAGCGCGGAGTATTAGGTTCTACTGCTGCTGCACACACTGATGGGTCAACTGTTACACTTCAAACTGTAACTGCTGCAAAGACAGAAATCAACGAGCAAACATCTACTGGTGTTACTGCTCCACTCATCAAATCAATGAGTGTATACGAAGCATCTGTTGAGACTGCATCTAACAACTGGAAGTGGGCAGGAAGGACTGCAGGAAAATACGCTAACTCATTACGTGTTGTAATGACAGACGCGGGTGCTGACCAAGTGCTTTATCTTGCTGCACCAACATCTTCTGAATGGGAATTCACAAACAACGCTGACTTAGCATTCTCTTCCGCAAACATCTACGGTAAGGTTTATTCCTACACCGTGATTGTAACGATGGACGCGGGTGCAACAATGGTAGGTGCATTCGAGAAAGACAACTTCATTACTGCTGTATCAGGTGGTATTACTGGTCGTGTTGTTGCATGGGATGCTGAGACTCGTAAGTTAGAGATGACTATCGATGACACTGCATCAGACATCATCGAAGTTGGAGATACAATTACTGAGTTGGCAAACAACTCTAACACACCTGGCTCTGCTACAGGAGACAGCGCAGTTGTAACAAGCGTTTCACGTCAGTTACGTGTTTCACTTCTTCCACTATCACCAAACTTCCAACCAAACCAGACAGTTGTAGATAAAAACGCTGCAACAATCTCGATTGCTAACGTTGAGTCAGACTACACAACACGTAGTTACGGTCTTAACACAATGTGGACTAACATTGCTCCACGTCCTACAACCTCTGCATGGGTATCAGAAAGAGGTGGACACAATGACCTAATGCATATTTTGGTTATTGATGGAGACGGACAACTAACAGGCACACCTGGCTCAGTTGTTGAGAAATTCACAGATGTTTCTAAAGCATCAGATGCTAAGTCACCTCAAGGAGATAACATCTACTATAAAGATGTAATCAAAGCACAGTCACAATACCTCTTCTGGGGTAGTCACGAGACAGGTGATATCTACGATAAAGACCCTAATTCATCAGGTGGATTCGGTCTATCAGGTATCAACAGAGAGTTTGACCTTATCAAGTCTTCTGTATCAATCAATGATTTAGATGACCCAACAGGCACTAACCCATCTGCTAAACCATTAATCGGGACAAAACATCAATCAACAATTAGATATGCACTACAAGGTGGAGTTGACGGTTACTCAGTAGCACGTCCAGAAACACTTTCCGCATATACATTGTTTGATGATGCTGAGACTATTGACATAGACTACATCCTTATGGGGTCTAGCATGTCACAACTTAGTGATACAATCGCTAAGGCACAGCACATTATGTCAATCGCTTCTTCTAGAAAAGACTGCATGGCATTCATCTCACCACATAGAGGTGATGTTATAGGACAACCTAGCACAAACGACATCGTTACTAAGACTATCGATTACTTTGACCAGTTGGCATCTACATCTTACGCTGTATTTGATAACAACTACAAGTATATCTACGATAAGTATAATGATGTTTATCGTTACATTCCATGTAACGGAGACATGGCAGGACTTGTGTTAAGCACAACTCTTAACCAAGAAGCATGGTTCTCTCCTGCAGGATTCAATAGAGGAAACATTCTTAATGCAATTAAACTTGCATACTCACCTCTAAAAGACCATAGAGATAGACTTTATGCTGCAAGGGTTAACCCAATCGTAGCATTCCCAGGTGAAGGAATTGTGCTCTTCGGAGACAAGACTGCACTTGGTTATCAGTCTGCCTTCGACAGAATCAACGTCAGACGCTTATTCCTAGTGATGGAAGAAGCAATATCAGACGCTGCTAAGTCACAGTTATTTGAATTAAACGACGAGTTTACTCGCTCACAATTCAAGAATATAGTTGAGCCTTTCCTCCGCTCCGTCCAGTCAAGACGCGGTGTTGTAGACTTCCTCGTAGTCTGCGATGGCACAAACAACCCACCTGAGGCTATAGATAGAGGTGAATTCTTCGCTGAAATCTTCGTTAAACCAACAAGGTCGATTAACTTCATCACACTTACATTCACCGCAACTAGGACTGGTTCTAGTTTCTCTGAAATCGTTAACTAATTAAGGAGTCACTAAAACAATGGACAAGAAATTTTCAAGTCTACCAATAACCAGCTTTAGGGATAAGATAGGGGATTTAGCACGCCCCAACCTGTTTCACATCGAATTAGGTTTCCCTGAGATAGCAAGTGCTGTCCCATTTATCGGGGGAGAGCCAGGTGCTACAGGTCCAGCTGCGGAAGGTCTTGCAGGATTAGGTAAAAATAATCCATCAAATGCTGCTACCGTAGGTATCACAACTGTCTTAGCAAAGGCAGCAAACATTCCCGCATCAACTGTGGGTGTGATTGACGTACCTT